CCGGCTATCAGGTGCGGGAAATCGCCTATGACCCGTGGCGGGCTACGCAACTGGCCCACCAGCTCATGGAAGCAGGGGCCGAGTGCGTGGAGTTCGCCCAACAGGTGAAAACCATGTCAGCCCCCATGAAGGAATTGGAAGCGGCAGTCAGGGCGGGGCGGTTTCACCATGACGGCAACCCGGTAACGACATGGATGGTGTCCAACGTCACGGCGAAGCTGGACGCGAAGGACAACATATACCCGCGCAAGGAAAAGCCGAATCTGAAAATTGACGGCGCGGTGGCCATCATCATGGGGATTGGCCGGCTGATGACGCACGACCAAAAACAGGAAACGAGCATCTACGAATCATGCGAAATCGGAATTTGACACTGAATGACGCGGCCGTGATTTCCGGCGTGGCGGGATTCCTGCTGCTGGTGGCTGGTGTGTCTGCTATCTACTGGCCTGCCGGGCTGGTGGTGGCGGGCGTGTTCCTGCTGTGCTGGTCCGCCATCGTTGCCCGCGCTGTCGCTCGCATGCCTCGGCCTGACGTTGCCGCAAAACCCACCCAGGGCGCCGCCTGATGTTCTTTTCGCAGATTTTCTCAGGGTCCGGCGCCGCCGTCCCGGCGGGCAGTGGCGGGTGGCTTGGTTCTGCGCTATCTGTTGGCGGCTCGTCTGAAGCCGGCCCCACGATCAACCCGCAAACCGCGCTTGCCTTGACCGCAGTTCAGCGGGCGGTAACGCTCCTGTCTGAGTCAATCGCGCAGCTTCCGTGCCGCCTGTATCGCAACGAGGGGGACAGCCGCAGTCCCGTGACGGACCATCCGGCCTATCGCGTGATTGCCACGCAGCCGAATGGATGGATGACGCCGTTTCAGGTGCATGAGTACAAGCAGCACTCCATGGGCTTGCGCGGGAACGCGTTCTCGCTGAAGTTCTACAGCGGCGACGGCGAGATTCAGAGCCAATACCCCTTGCACCCCGACCGGGTGCAGGTAATGGTAAGCCCCGAAGACCGCATGCCCTATTACCGGGTGCTGATGGCCCCGGATGGAATCTCTGGCACGTTCTCCCTGCGCCAGATGCACCACGTCCGGTGGATTGGGGATAACGTCTATGCTGGCCTCAGCCCCATATCGCTGCACCGTGACGCCCTCGGCATCATCGCCGCCAGCGAACGCCACACGGCCCGTGTTTTCGGAAACGGAACGCGCCTTTCCGGCGTGATTACCCGCCCGAAGGAATCGACGGGCATCAAGGACCAGGGCGCAATCGACAAACTGCTTGCGGATTGGAAAAGAAAGTATTCCGGTTCTGAGAATGCCGGCGAAGTCGCGCTACTACAGGAGGGCATGGAATTCAAGCAACTCTCCATGAGCAACGAAGATGCCCAGCTCATCGAGGCTCGCGGTTACGGCGTGCGGGATGTGGCGAGAATCTACGGCATCCCCCCGCACAAATTAGGGGACATGGGCGGCGCGACGTTCTCCAACATCGAACAGCAGGCCCTGGAATTCGTGATTTTCACCCTCATGCCTTGGATCAAACGGCATGAAGAGGCAATGGAGCGGGATTTCCTGACGGCGGATGACCGCGCATCCGGGCTGTACATACAGTTCGACGTCGCCGGGTTGCTGCGCGGTGACACGTCCTCACGATATGCCGCCTATGCCCAGGCGCGGCAATGGGGGTGGCTGTCCGTCAATGACATTCGCCGGATGGAAAACATGCCGCCTATCAATGGCGGCGAAACCTACCTACAGCCGCTCAACATGGCAGACGGAAAAACCGGGATGCCCATCGGCAAGCCCCCCGCATATGACAAGCAAATCAGCGCAATCGAAGAGGTTCTAAAATGAGTTTCCCCAATATCCTCGGGCAGATTTTCAACCGCCCCATGCTGGCAACACCGGAACTGCTGAACGACGCCGTGTTTTTCGCCCGCGCTCATCTGGGCATTTCCGTTTCCAGCATGGACGGCCTGAGCCTGTCCGTATCGGCGCCCCGCGTGGCCGGCTACGACCCTGACGGCGACGGTGACGGGCAAGGCGACAATGATAGCGACGGCGACGGCTCCGGCGTGGCGCAGATTTCCGTGAGCGGCCCGCTGGTGGCCCGCGCAGGCAATCTCAAGATGTGCCAGGTGATGACGGCCTACGAAAGCGTGGAGCGCCAGGTATCCGCCGCAGTGGCCGACCCGTCAATCTCTCGCATCGTGCTGGACATCGACAGCAACGGCGGTGACGCGACGGGGGCTTTTGAGCTGGCTGACAGCATCCGCGCCGCGAATCTCATCAAGCCGGTGCATGCCATTGTCCATTACCGGGCATTTTCCGGCGGCTACCTGCTGGCCGCAGCGGCAGGAGAGGTAAGCGTCAGCCAATCCAGCGGGGTAGGGTCCATCGGCGTGATTGCCAAGCACGTGGACCTGTCCAAGGCCCTGGAAAACGAGGGCGTGAAAGTCACCACGGCCTATCGGGGCGCACGGAAAGCCGACCTTTCCCCGGACGCACCCCTGACGGATGGCGCAATGGCGGCACTGAATCAGCAACTCGATCGCATCTACAGCCAATTCACCAACTCCATCGCCGGTTTTCGCAATACGCCGGTTCAAAGCGTGGTCGGGACCGATGCCGGACTGTATTTCGGTCAGGACGCCATTGACGTCGGTCTTGCCGACAGACTGGAAACGCCAAACGAGGCAATCAACCGCATTGCCGGTCTTGCTCGCGCAGATCGCGCCAAGATGGCCACGAAACCCGCCCCTTCCCCAACTTTCTCCGCATCGGCCAAGGGCCAGTCCATGAAGATGGCCGCCGAAGCGATGGAAATCGCCAACTCGCTGTAACCGCGTTCGCGGGTACGCAGTAACCGACCGCCCCCGGGCGGTATTTTTTCGACCGCCCCCGTGCGGTTTTTCATTTGGAGCTACACATGCCCGGCATCAACGATCTCCGCCGCGAACGCGCTCAACTCAACGCCCGCGTCCAAACCATCGCCAAGATGGAAGCCCCCACCGAGGACGACCTGAAAGAATTCGATTCCCTCAAGGTCGAGTTTGACCGCATCGGCGCCAACATCGAGCGCATGGAAGCCGCTGAAAAGATGGCCGCTGTTGCCGCCGTACCGGTTGGGCCCGCCCCCGCCGCTCCGGCCGCTGCCTCTGCCGCTGCCGCCGCCCCGCGTGACAAGAAGGCCGAAGGCGAACATTCCATGGCGACCTTCTTCACCTTCATTCACGCCCTGGACCAGGCCAAGGGCAACCCCCATGTGGCCCGCTCCGAGGTGGTGTCTCGGCTGAAGGTCCGCGACGACGTGAAGGCGTCCGTTGCTTCCGCGTTCGAGCAGTCCATCTCCATGGCCATGAACACCGAATCCGCATCGGGCGGCGGCGTGCTGGTCCCCACCATGCTGGCGCAAAACGTCATTGGCTACCTGTTCCCGTCCGCTGTCGTGCGCAACACCAACGGCGGCCCAATGGAAATCCCGATGCCGAATGGCAATCTGGACATCGGCCGCATTTCCAGCGCCCCCACTGGCAGCTACACCGGTCGCAATGCCGCCGTGGGCGTGACCAGCGCGGGAACGGACAAGGTGACGCTGAAGGCCAAGAAGCTGACCGGCCTGATTCCGCTGGCGAAGGACTTGCTACGCATGTCCGGCGTGTATCCCTCTGTGGACGCCATCCTGACCAACGTCCTGGGCAATTCCATGTCCGTCGCTGCGGACATCGGCATGATTCGCGGCGACGGCACCGGCAACAATATCAAGGGCCTCCGCTATTGGGCGCCCGACGGCAACGTCCTGAACGCTACCGTCCTGACGGGCAAGAGCACGGCAGACGGTACGTTGCAGCAAGCCATCCGCTCCGATTTCTCCCGCCTGAAGCTGGCCCTGCGGCGCCAGAACGTCGCCATGACCCGCCCGGCCTACCTGATGCACCCGGACTCCTTCGAGTACCTGGCCGCGCTCCAGACCACGACCGGCGCGAAGGTGTTCCCGGAAGTTGAGGCGGAAGGCCGTTTCGGTCAAATCCCCATCGGCATCACCACTCAGATTCCCACGAACCTGACCAGCGGCGGCGCCACCTCCAACGGGTCTGAAATCTATCTGGTGGATTGGGACCACTGGCTTATCGGTACGGCCCTGCCGATGGAAGTCGCCATTTCCTACGAGGCGTCCTACACGGATTCCGTCACCGGCAACCAGGTGAATGCGTTCGAGCGCGATGAAACCCTCATCCGCATGATCGTGGAGCACGACCTGGCCCCGATGCATGCCGTCGCCGTGGGCGTGCTGGACGGTGTGACCTGGAGCCGCTAACCCGGCGCTGAAATCAGCCCGCCCCGAGAAATCGCGGCGGGTTTTCTCATTCTGGAGGACTGAAAATGAAACAGATCAAGGTGCTGAAGCACTTCAACAGCCTGAATCCGGGCGAAATCGCCGCGTTTGAAGACGACGTGGCCGCCGAAATCATCCGTCGTGGCCTGGGTGAAGAAACCACGGCGCCCGCTGTTGATCCGAAGGCCGACAAGAAATAAGCCATGTCTGAATTCGTGGAATTCCTGCCGAACTTCGACGAGCCGATAACGCTCCGGGAGGTCAAGGACCAATGCCGGATCGACGGGGATTTTTCCGAAGATGACGACCTGATTTCGCAGGTAATCATCCCGAACGTCCGCCAGATGGCCGAAACCCGCACGGGTTCTATCATCCGCGGCGCACGGTATGTTCAGCGCATGCAGGCATTCCCGAAGGTGGGCGGGTTTATCGCCCTCACCCATGGCGCCGTGGTGGCGGTGGAAAGCATTACCTACGCCACCACGGGTGGCACCCGCGCAACCATGGCCAATTCCGCTTTTGAGGCCGCTGTTATCGAGCGGGAAACCCTCATTTGCCCCGTCGCCGATGCATGGCCCGACACGGGCAAGGGCCTGCGGGCCGTGGAAATCACCTACACAGCGGGGGTGTCCCTGGACGACATGGCTATCCGATTTCCGACCGTCCGCTATTGGCTGCTGCTGGCAGCAGCATGGGGTTATGACAACCGGGAAATGTTCATCAAGGCCAAGGGCGCGAACGCCTTCAACGAACTGCCGGCCGAGTACATGAACACCTTGCTTGATCCGCTGACCCTGCGGACGAGGTTCTGACATGCCCGGTTTCACGGGGCGCGTCAAAACCGCCGAACTACAGCAGCGCAGCCTGACTCAGGATGCATTCGGCGGGCAGTCTGTGGCGTGGGCGACCATCGCCACGATCTGGTGCGAAATCACGACGAGCGGCGGCCGGGAATTGATGGCGGCGCAAGCGCAACGCGCCGAAGTCACTCACGCGGTTATCTGTCGCTATCGGGCTGAGTTTGCCGATCCCGTAAAGGCGGCGGCGATGCGTCTGATGTACCAGGGGCGCCCGTTCAACATCCTTTCAGTGGCAAATGAGGACGAGCGCAATCAGTGGGTGTCTTTGGGATGCTCCGAGGGCATGAGCAATGGCTAACCCGACCCCGGAAGAGTTGATTGTGTCCTGTCTGCAAGCCGCGATTCCTGGCGTAATGGTCCGCCCCGACATCGCCGAGGCATCCGACGCGCCGCCCTATGTCGTGTACTCGCAAGTGTCATGCCAGAACGTCACCAGTCTCCTGGGGGATTCCG